ACGCGCCCTCAGGCGCGTGATATCTGTCTCTTGCGATGGTCAGTTGGGTAGTAGTGGACCTAAGGGTCCCGAACCTCTTCCTGATCGCCGTACCGTTCTCATCACCTGTAAGGGTGATGTTCCCGGCTCCTAACCCATGGAGCAATTCCATGAGTCCCGTACACCTGCACGGGCCTTCGCAATGAAGAGTTAGGAGAATTTCATGCCAGTACGTCAATACCGAACCCCTGAGACCGGTTTCGGAAACCAGACCTTCTTTATTGATTATGAAAACCACAAACTCCCTAACGGGAAGGTTGACACTAATCAACAAGGAGGCTTGACTTACTTAAATGCCCGCGTGATAAACACCTCTCAAGGTATTTATCGTTACGGCGACATAGACATCCCCTTTCCGGGGATTGACTGTGACGTCGCTGCGTCGCATACACCGCCATCCTATGAAGGTAACGTTAATCGGCTTCGTGCCGAGGCTCGTGCTCGATTGGATGGTAAACTCCGCTATGGCAAAGCGGAACTGGGGGTCTCTCTTGGCTCCTGGAGGCAATCATGGGATATGATCGCCAAACGCGCGCACACTGCGCGCGCAGCGTTTGAAAACGTCGAAAAACGTCTTCTACGTGACCGTCACTCCACACAAAGACTCCGGCTCGCCGCAAGGCAACGAGCCAGAGATCGCGCTGGACGTGAGAACTTCAGAGATAATCAGTACCTGGAAACGCCTGCCAACCTTGTGTTGGAGGGCGAATTCGGGTGGCTGCCTCTGTTTTCTGACGCTAAGGCTGCATTTGGTGTGATGGCTAGGCCTCTCCCCAACGGCTGGGTAACCGGAAGGGCTTCTACCGTTGTTGGCGAAACGTTCGATTCCGAAGGGGATCCTCGAATCGTTCAACGGTGGGACGGTCGGCAGAAATGCTCGATCGCGTGCAATGTTCGGGTTGATAACCCAAACCTCTGGCTGCTGAATATGTTAGGCTTGCTTAACTTACCTGGAACCGCCTGGGACCTAGTCCCGTGGAGTTTCGTCGCGAATATGTTCACTAACCTTGGTCAAATAGCTAACTCGTTTACGAGCCACTATGGCCTTGCTTTTGAAAACATCTCCGTGACAGAGTCGATCGCTTACACGCTCGAAGAAACCCTAGCCTACGCTGGTGATGGTATGGTGCCCGCAAGGACATCTGCCATCGTTAAGCGGAAAACTAGAGTTGCTGGTGCAATACCGGCTCCTCCGTTTGTATTCCGGATGCCAGAGTTGAATGCAGAGCTCGCTTTGATAGCGGTGTCTCTTGCTATTCAACAGGTGTCCAGAGTCACGCGGTTAATTCGTTAACCTTCCTTTCAATTAAGGGTTCCCGAGAGGGAATAAATTACAATGCCTCAAGCAGTAGATATCACGGTGAATAACGGCGCCGCCACTCCGGTGGCTAAAGTTTTCACTCTTCTCGCACCTGCAGCGTCCGATGGTTCGAGTGCCCTCTGGGCACTGAAGGAGGGCGCGAATAGCAAGACCTTTAACAAGGTCGAAGCTTCCTCGCGTCGTAACGCTTCGCGCGATGCCCAAAAGCTTGCGCTCACGTTCTCCTTCCCTTCGACCTACGTCGACGCTGCGAGTTCGCTCACCTTGGTGAAAGACCAGGCGGTGATCAACGTTTCCGTTGTGATCCCCGATGACTTTCCCGAGGCAAAGAAGGACGACCTCGTCGCCTTCACGGCGAACCTCATGAACCACGCGCTTGTCAAAGCGATGGTTCGAGATGCTCGCGCGGCTACTTAACCTTTAACCGTTAAGGATACCGTATGCTCGATCAGCAATTGATCCGGGTCATCGAAGCACTATGCGACGATGTGGGCACTCCCATGGCCAAGACTGTGAAGTCACTGGTACATGGTGAAGAGTGGATTGAGCTGCAAAAGCTCAAGGTTAGTCCTTCGAATTACCAGGATAGCGAGAGCTATTTCTGGGATGCATGCGTCGTGGATCTTCTTCGGAAGGCCCAAATTGACACAACGCATGATAAGAAGGCTGAGGCCGTCAAAACATTCTGGGCATGCGAATCCCAAAATGCTAAGACGAACGTCCGGCTATCTAGACATTTACCCGATACCCTCTTTCTAGAGGACAGCGGTGATTGCGCCATTCAGGACTTCATCACTGAATGGCGAAAAGATCTAGATTGTCTGTTGGGCGCGCTTCCGCTAACCCTTTACCCTCGATTTGGTAAAGGCGCTACGTATGCTGACCGTGGGAAATTAACAACAATTCCTGACAAGATGTCAGTTCTTCCCCTACTCACTGCCGACGCCGTTTGGCTGAAGACCCTTTGGGGTTCAACAGCTTGGTGTCGAGCATTAGTGGCCTCGCGACCACAATTTAGTGAGCCCGGACTTGTCCGGGGAAACCGCTTTACCTCTGTCCCAAAGACCGGTCTGACCGATCGCGGGATATGTATCGAGCCCAGCCTAAACATCTCGTATCAACTTGATGTCGGCAGGATCCTCAAAGCGCGTTTGAAGCGTATTGGGATCGATTTGTTAGAGGGACAACACACTCATCGTGTGTTGGCTTCAGCGGCTTCCGTCGCTGGGCATCTCGCTACGATCGATATGAGCAACGCTAGCGACACTTTGTGTCGTGTCTTACCTAAACTGGTGTTACCACCAGCATGGTTTGAGTTGCTCGACTCTCTCAGAAGCAATTATACCGAAATCGACGGAAAATGGGTTAAACTGGAAAAGTTCTCCTCTATGGGGAATGGATTCACGTTTGAGCTGGAAACCGCGGTATTTGCTACTTTGGCCAGAACAATTGTGAAGCTTAAAGGGGGTGACCCCGGAAAAGTGAAATGCTATGGGGACGACCTCATAGCACCTACAGAATTCTCGAAAGATATTCTGTCGGCTCTGGCCTATTTCGGATTTACTCCGAATACTAGGAAGACCTTCGTCGAAGGTCCTTTCCGAGAGAGTTGCGGAGGTGACTACTGGTTAGGTAAGCCCGTGAGGGCTCACTTTATCGAGGAGCTACCAGATGAACCGCAAAAATGGATATCATTGGCTAATGGCATTAGGAGAATGGCTTTTGGGGACCCTATCACTAGGGGCCGCTGGCCTACTCTTAGGCGCGCTTGGATGCGCGCTTTGGATGCTATTCCAAGTTCTATCCGTCGGTTACGTGGCCCTGATCACCTAGGAGACTTAGTGATCCACGACACGCCAAACCACTGGGAAGTGGTTTGGCACATCGGCGACCCTAAGAAGGATAAGAAACCCTTCTATGGATACCGCCCGATGCTGCGTGTTTATGAGCCCGTACCAATAATCCTGCAATGGGATCATTGGGTGCCTGATGTGCAGCTTGCTGCTGCCTTGTGCGACCTACCTGAAGCTGGAGTTACCCCACGAGGGGGAGTCTCTGGCTACAGGTTGGGCCTCCACGCAATGTGGGGGTCCGATTGGTTGCCCATATCAGGGGTTTCTCAAGACCTTTGATGTGATGGAAGTTACTGGGTAACTCATCAATACCCTTGGGCCGCGCTTTGCGCGGGTAGGGGCCGAAAGGCCTTAAAGTGGG